GAAGGATGTATTGCGGTGGTTCGTCACTCTGGATTGTCTGAGCGATCTCATTACTGAGCTTAGAGTCGACTAAGCGTGAACCAGTCTTCGTCCACACCTTGAATGTCCCAGCAAGTCGTTGAGACCTGTAGACGATGTGTTCGAGTAAGTTGAGCTTCTTCTGGATGTGTTGGACACGCTCGATCAATCCCTTGCCAAAGATTCCTACAAGCGGCTCTTGGTAGTTCAAGATCGCAAATGGAAACCCGTCACGGTCATAGTCTTCCTCTAGGAGAGAAGTACCTTCGATAGTGATGAGATGCTTTCCATCGGTGGCGTCAGGACCAGACTTCAAGTGCCATGATTCACGCACTGTCACCATGTCAGCTACTAGCGCCATGCCGGTGATACTGTTGAACGTGGCTTTCTGTGCTGTCTTGATCTGAGCTTCGAACTCAGGAAACATCTCACAGAGGATCATGCGATCAACGTTACGGATCTGGTGAAGCTGGCGAGGTGAACCGTACATCGCCTCTAAAGGATCGACGTAGAGCTCAGTAGGTAAGATGCGCTCAAGCTTGATCCTGCCGTTCTCGGCAAACACCTTCACTAAGCCAGACCCAAAGATGCTTGCGTCACGTAGAGCAGACATACCCAAGTGGTAGGCCTTGTTCTCGTACATCACGCCATCAACGAATTCAGAGAGCTTCTGCGCACGACGCTGGAGCTTGTAGTTGCCACCGTCAGTGAGGAACATAGCTCGAGGCTTGTTACTCAACATCCGACTAGTGAGCGTCTCTACCATCGAGGAGCAGAGATTCAATCCTTGGACTGAGTTGGTGTTTGGCTTCGTCGAGTAGCTTCGCTTGCTCCCATAGACATGAAGTCCACCGAACAGGTTGCCGTCGTAGAGCATTGCTGAGTCACTGAGTTGAGCTAAGCGTCCGTGCGAGTTGTTAACGATGGCCTGGATTGCGGCCGTGATGCTGTCAGCAGCTACTCGTCCTTCCATAGTCCACCAACGAACATCAGAGGGAACTGAGCCAACCTGCTGAGGACCAAGGACAACGTTACTCACGGTTCACCTGGAAGCCGCTCGCAGCGAAAAGGATCTCGTCCTCAGTGGGAAGATCATCGATGAGTTCGATGTCCTCTAGAGTTGGTTGTGCGTTGGTAGTTGCTGAAGAGGAGACATGATGGCCGATAGCAAGTTCGAAGGCGTTGCACTTGAAGGAAGCTACTCGGCCATCATGCAGAACCTGCAGGAGGTTCTTGAGGTAGTCCAGATCTGGTAATGTTTGATTCATTACCAGGAGGATTTTTAGGTTGTCGCTTTAGATGCTCGTGATTGCCTTGTTGATCTCGTCTTGAAAGACCTCAAGGTAATTAACCGTAGAGGTTATAGAGGCATGGCCCAACGCTTTACTCGTCTTCACTACGTCGTTGCCTAAAGCCTTGTGAACTCTGGTTGCGAAGCTCTTACGCATGCAGTGAGTTCCTGTACGTCCGTCTATTCCAGACATCGCTTCTTTGAGGATGATGTGAGCTTGAACTCGACTAATGGCTTTGTTCGACTTCATCGACTTGAAGAGAGGTGTTGCACCTGAGTTAGTTAGGGAAAGGATTCTGCAATATTCCCCTAGAGCTTCTCGCGCTTGAGGGTGAAGGATAACAGTACGGGCTTTGTGTTTGCCCTTCATAGATTTCTTAGCTACTGAGACCTGAGCTACGACTTGGTTGTCTTGGTAGACGTCATCCAAGGATAGAGAAAGTAGCTCAGAGATACGGAAGCCAGTCTTCAGACCAACGATGAACAAGGCCTTATCACGTAGGCTCGTGAGGTTAGAAGTGACGAGGCTGATTTCTGTATCGCTTAAGCTCTTGCAACCGCTCATATCCATCTCCTTGTTCAGGCAGGACTAGAATATCAAGCAAGCATCGAGAAGCACATTTTCCTAACGAAACGGTGATTTGTTAGCAAGATTTTGGGGCAGTATTTACACTCAATACGATTGGTTTAGTAAGGATCATCGTAATGGAAGGGGTCGTTTTTACGGTGATAGGCAGCGATTGCAGCTGCTTCCATCTTCCTCTGTTCCTTTAGGAACCACTCAGTTGTGTGCGGAGCTGGTTGTACTGCACTAGCTTTATACAGCCAGTTCTGTGCTGCACGGAATGCATACAGCGTGGAGTCCATAGCGTCAGAGTGAAACCTATCGCTTACCTTGCGCTTCTGCGTCTTAGGGTTCCATTCCCACTCAACCTTGTCACAGTCTTGAGCGAATACAGACTCATGCTTAGCTTTGAATGTTGAAGCGCATAGAGCACCATTCAATAGCTCAAGGAACTCAGCTTTGCGGGTCTTCTCTGCTACCTCTACAGATAGATCGAAGCGGTTGTTGATGTCCTCAGCCCATTTCAAAGCACCGTTAGCAGGGTCAACCACAGTCTTAACGGGGTCATACTTAGCTGTTAGTGCACGAATCTGAGTGGATAGCTGTTCCCAACCTTGCTTTGCTTGCACAATTTCATCGATGAGATAGCAATTTGGAGAATCGTCGTACCAACCGATCACCGAAATTGAATCTGAGTCCTTAAAGCCTGTGTCTATCCCTATGATGGTCTGTAACGGACTGGCTGAGCTAGGTAAGTCTCGATAATCGTTCCTGTTCCTATCGTAGCGTAGGACTAGAGAGTTGAGATCTGTGATCCACTCTCCAAAGCATTCTCTACGAATACTCGGATCATCTATTCCACATCCTTTTCTCTCGCAGTCTTGAAGGATCAAGTCCTCTACTGAGAGTTTATTCCCTTTCTTTAGCAGGAAAGGATTCGCATGCATGGTCCACTTATGCTTAGACCACTTTGGGTTATGGCATACGTCGTAGAAGTAACCGGCTGGTATTGGGCCTGGTGTTCCAGTGAGCTTCAAACGGCCGTTGTGGTCGAACAGTGCCTTAGCAATGACGTCGTCTACTAGCTCCTGCAGGAAAGAGCCGAACGACTGAGCTTCGTCGATGTAGCATAGTGAAAGAGCAAGCCCGCGGAATCGCTCGATAGAGACTTTGTCCTTAGCTCCAGACACATAAATTATCGACTTGTTAGGAAATGTGATGCTGAGCTCGGTTGCATTGAGCTCTCCGTTCAACTTAAGAGTGCGGTTCAGCTCTAGTAGCTTTGACCAGACGATCTTCTTGGCATTCGACCGAGACAGAGTGAGGTACAACGCCGTGATCCCATCCTTGGAAGTGGCCTCTCTTAGAAGGTCGTAGCAGATCCCTTCAGTCTTCCCTGCCCTACGTGAACAGCATGCAACTGAGTACGGTGCTGGATCATCGACGAACGCGAGTTGCTCCTTGAATAGGAACCGAGTGATGTTGAGTGAGGCCTTTTGCTGTAGCTTTCGCGCAAGTAGCTCCTTCTTGATGAGGAGTTGATTGGCAGTGAGTGGCTTAGCCATTAGTCTTTTGAGATTTCTTACCAGTAATAGATTTGGGTTCTGTTTGAACTTCTTCTTCTTTGAGAACCAGGAATGGAATATTGGCGTATGGCACTAGGTAGCGAGTACCGTCTTCTAGAGTGACGATTGCGCCTTCTGGGCATGTATCGATGCCCTTGATGCCTGGGTCTTTCTCGTTGATGCCGGTGGTTCCGCCCTTAGGTAGATTGACGGCTTGGTGGAACTTAACTTGCTTCACTCTCACTTGGTCACTTCCTTGACGATCTCTTGTTCTTGTTTAGTCTTGGCTCTTAGGAACTGTTTGAAGTCGTTAGCGACCCAATCCTTAAACGCATCGTTGTGTGCTCGTGATATTGGGGCCATGACTCGCAGGTACTCTTCGAACGACAGTCGGATGTATGACGGCGCAACGAAGTCGCTTGGGAATCCCTTGCGAAGGAGCTTCATAGTGGCAGCGACAAGCTTTGGTCTGTACTTCGTGCCTAGGTTGGTTTTCTTAATGAGCACTAAAAGCGCTTGAAGCACGCACGAAAAGGCGTAGTTCATCACATAACGGACGTATAGAAATCGCACTCTCATGCTCATCCTTAAATTGCGTAGGGATTGTAGTTGTTCGTAAGCAGCGGATACTTCAGAGCAATCCAGTTCATGTCTGGAGTCGCGTGAGTAAACTGCATTTGATTTGGATCAATGCTTTGATGCTGGATGAGATTTGTGGCGACACCCAGCTTTCGAAACTGGAACTTTACGTAGCAGTAGTGAACGACGTTCGGCTCTGTTACTAGGTAACCGACTATTATGTTCGGTTGTCCCGTTGGGTGAGCGATCACGACTTGCGATCTTGTGAGGATTGATTCAATGATCTTGTGATGCCAGGAGAAATAGATCTTCGATTCGATATTCTGCGCGAACTGGCTTGTTCGATAGGACTTCAGCCAAGTTGCATAGATAAAAGGAAGGTCGTCAGGTTTCGCTGGTCTAATCTCAATCTCGCTCATTGAGATAGAGATTTTTAGGTTGTCGCTTTGGGTTTGCGCCCAGTCTTGCTTTTGGGAACGCCTTGGCGTCGAAGGCTTTGGTAGACGGTCTCTTTCCTGGGAAGGCCAAGAGCTTGTGCGATCTGTGAGTAGCTCAGACCCTGCTCTCTTAGCTTAATGATAGCTTTGTCTTTCTCAGTAACTGGCTTAGCTCGACGGTTCGTGAGTT